CAAGCAAGGTGCTATCGCTGAGAACGTATTGTTCTTGAACCGTCAGTTCTCTTTTGACATCGACGATATGTTGGCTGCTCAAAACTCTTACGGTGCTGGTGGTACTTCTTACGGATTGTTTGACAACAACGAGCAAATGGCTCTTAACCTTGGTTTCTCTGGATTCCGTCGTGGTTATGAGTTCTACAAGACTGATTGGAAATACCTAAACGATGCAACCCTCCGCGGTGGTCTTGTTGGTGGTGCTGTAAACGGTGTATTGGTTCCTGCCGGTACAATGAGTGTTTACGATCAAGTACTTGGTAAAAACGCTAAGCGTCCATTCCTTCACGTTCGTTACCGTGCTTCTGAAGCTGAAAATCGTCGTTACAAAACTTGGATGACTGGTTCAGCTGGTGGTGCACAGACTAGCGACCTTGATGCTATGGAAGTCAACTTCTTGTCAGAGCGTGCGCTTTGTACAATGGGTGCTAACAACTTCTTCATCTTCAAAGGATAAGAATACCAATAATACGAGAGGGGTTACGGCCCCTCTCTATTTTTTTTAATAATTTAAATTATATCAAATGAACAGAGTAAAACTAGAGGCGAAAGATCGCACCTACCTATTAAAAACATCAGAAGCTCCACTGAGCTACTATATTGCGCACAAAGACACACCGCGCAAGCGTCTTCTTTACTACAATCAAGAGACAAATACCAATCACCCACTTCGCTACGCGCGAAATTCAAACACACCATTTCAAGATGAGCAAGATACCAACGTTATTGTTGAGCCTATTGTTTTTGAAGATGGTGTTTTAATGGTTCCAAAAAACAATCCTGTACTTCAAGAGTTCTTGCATTACCACCCAGGTAATGGTACTGAATTTTATGAGTTTGATGCTGAGCGTGATGCACAAGAAGATGTTCAAGAGTTATTCTCAGAAATCGATGCATTATTGTTAGCTCGTGATTTAGCAGACAAGGACATTAACACATTAGAGGCAGTCGCTAGATTGGTCTTAAGTGGCAATGTTGATTTAATGAGCTCTGCTGAAATCAAAAGAGACATGATGCTATTTGCTAAGCGTTATCCGCAAGACTTCATGGAAGCGGCATCTGATCCAATGCTTAAGATCAATAATTTTGCTTCTCGCGCATTTACGTCAGGATACCTCACATTCAGAGGAAACAAAGACATCCACTATAACTTCAAGGACAATAAGAAGCGTCTAATGACCGTTCCATTTGGTCATGACCATATCCATGCATTGGCTTCTCATTTACAGTCTGACGAAGGATTAGAACTATATAAATACCTAGAAGATAAGTTTTCAGAAAATGCTTAACTTTGGGTATTGTTTAACCCATTAATTTTTTACAAAATGGAAAAGTTTTTATCTATCCCGGTTACTAGTGAAGGTAATCAATTAATTTCAGCAAATAACATTGTTCTTATTGACGCTGCTTCTGCAACTGCAACTACAACTGTTATTACTTATGCTGGAGGTAAAGTTATTACTTTAACACATGCTGCTCAAGTTGCATTCAGGGCACTTCTAATGGAGTGCCTTTTTTTATTTATCTTTGTACAAAAGCAGTCAGATGATCAATGACGTTCGAAATACCGTCCTATCAATAATTAGCAAAGACAACCGTGGCTTCATTACGCCATTCGAGTTTAACTTGTTTGCAAAGCAGGCACAGCTTGAGATTTTCGGGCAGTATGTATACAATTATAGCAATGCAATCAACAAGCAAAATGCTCGCATGCATGGTGAGGGATATACTGATATCCCTAAAAACATGGCTGAGGTAATTGATACTTTTTCTGCATTTACTTCTACTACATACAACTTGAGTACTAGTAAGTTTAACTTTCCTCCTGATTATTATTTCTTGGAGAAACTTATCTACAATAACTCTACAGAGATTGAGAAGGTAAGCCACAGAAAGATATTAAACTTAGTTAACTCAAACCTTACTGCTCCCACAACTAAATATCCTGTTTATACAATGGATGAGAATGGTTTATTGGTTTATCCTACAACTATTACATCTAACGTAACTATACAGTATTTAAGATATCCTAAAGACCCAAATTGGACGTACTCAACAACACCGCTTGGTGATCCTTTATTCAATCCTGGAGCTGCCACATACCAAGACTTTGAGTTGCCGTTAGATGACTTTGCAAATTTGGTTGTAAAGATATTAGAGTATTCTGGCATATCAATCAGAGAGCAGGACGTTGTGTCTGCTGCTAAGGCTGAAGAAGTACAAGACATTCAACAGAAACAATAATGGCATATATAACTAATTATCAGTACTATACCAACAATGGTAATGTCCCTGAAGATGCAAACTGGGGGTCTTATCAGTATGTTACGCTTGACTATATGGTCAACAACTTCATATTGAATTATGTTGGGAATGATAAGTTGATTAACAATGTCGATCGATATACCATTCTGTTTCACGCAAAGAGAGCTATTCAAGAGTTAAACTACGACGCACTCAGAAATATTAAAGTGCTTGAGTTTGAACTAGGTGACCAACTTAAGTTGGTATTACCACCTGACTACGTTAACTACGTTCGTATCTCAATGCTTAGAGGTGGTGTATTATATCCACTTACAGAGGCTAGACAAAGCATCACAGCTACAGCATACCTTCAAGATAATAACGGTCAGATTGTATTTGACTCGAATGGAGAGGTAGTTATTGGCGAGTCAAGACTAGATATCTTACGTCAAGAAAACAGACTATATGTTGGTCCTGGTGCATACTACAACCAATGGGGTTGGGAGTATGACGGGGAGTGGTATTTTGGATACCCAATCGCACAGAACTTTGGATTGAATACAGCTGACGCAAACATCAACCCTAAGTACTACATCAACAAAGCAGCCGGTGTAATTGACTTTACGTCAGGCGTAGAGAACTCTTATATTGTACTTGAGTACATATCAGATGGCATGGAGAACGGTGATACAAGCGCCATCTCTATCAATAAATTAGCAGAAGAATATATCTATGCTTACTTGAAGTGGGTCAGATTGAGCAACATGCACCCAGGCCGATTGTTGATGGCAATGAGAGGCAAGGATAAATGGATTAAGTAATTATGGCTGACCTACAAAGAACATTTCTTGCCGGGAGAATGAATAAAGACCTCGATGAGAGGTTAATTCCTGATGGAGAATATCGTGATGCGCTTAACGTAACTATTGATACATCTGAAGGGTCTAGCATAGGTGCTGTTCAGAATGCATACGGAAATATTCAGCTAAATATACCACAGAGTATATTAGCAAGCATGGGTGTAACTATAAGCAACGACCTATCAACTATTGGAGCCGTAACATACGAGGCGCAAAGCCTACTATATTGGTTTGTAGTTGGGTCTGACTTTGAAGGTATATTTGAGTACAACCAAGAAAACCAAATAACGTCATTGATACTTGGCTGCACTCAAGGGCAATTAGGTTTCACTAAAAACAACCTAATCACAGGTGTAAACTATATTACTGACGGAAAAGGCAGTGGTATATTGGTATGGAATGATAACAAGAACGAGCCTAGAAAGATCAACATAAGTAGAGCTAGAACATATTCAGTTGATGATCCTCGTATTGATATGGACATCAATCTTATTGTCAAACCACCGCTCAATGCTCCATACATTAAGCTATCTACACTCTCTAGTCCCAATCTTATACCAAACAATATTGAGGATAAGTTTGTTTACTTCAGCTATAGATACAAGTATGTAGACAACGAGTATTCATCAATGTCTCCATTTTCAGCAGTCGCATTTGATCCTAAGGTTTTGCAAATTGATAGTCAGACAGGTGAGAATAAGGGCATGCTCAATAAGTTCAATCAGGTTGAGCTATCATTTGAGACAGGAAATGAATTTGTAAAAGAGATACAGCTATTCATGCTCAATAAGTTCAATCAGGTTGAGCTATCATTTGAGACAGGAAATGAATTTGTAAAAGAGATACAGCTATTGGTTTGGGAGTCTAGAACTCTCAATGTAAGAATCATAGATAACTTAAATAAGTCTGAGCTCAGTATACCTGACAATGCGGTTGAGTCTTTCTTCTTTATGAATAACAAGACTTACGCAGCTCTTCCTTCTGACCAAACCACTAGACTATTTGACAATGTTCCGTTAAAGGCATTAGCTCAAGATGTGATTGGTAGTCGATTAGTCATGGGTAATTATACTCAGTTTAGAGATTTAGTTAACTCTGCTGGTATGATTGACATTGACTATCTTGTTGATTATATATCAGAGCCAGTAACAGTTGATCCAAAACAGACATGGAGAAGCGATCGTGACTATGAGATTGGCATCGTTTATCTAGATGACTACGGAAGAATGACAACTGTGTTGACTACATCATCTGACAATACAAATAACAACCAATCAAACTCTGTATACATACCTGCTGAAAATTCAGATACGGCTAACTCATTGGTTGTAAAGATTAAGAATAAGGCACCT